TCCAGGATAACAAGACCGAAGATTACAAGGTTAGATTATTTTGGAGCGGTAGCGGAACGCACGAAAGAGATTTAGAAATTCTTAGGCAGCCGTTCAAAAGGCTACAAGGTATGAATATAAGAACTGTTATTGCAGGTTACAATGACGGGGAGAAACCTATATGGGATAAAATGATTGATGCCTTTACTTGCGGTTTAAAGCTTAACCCTACAATTTATAACTATGCAAAGGTTACTGAATATATGGGGGCTTACACTGATAGCGATATTTCAGTTATCCCATTGGTAGATAACAAGTTTAACGCTATGAAGTCAAATCTAAAGGTATTAGAAACGGCTTCTAAAAAGAACCCTGCCATAGTTAGCTATGTCAATCCTTATTTAGATATGCCAGTGCATTACGTTAAAAGTCAAAAGGATTGGTATAAACATATTAAAGATTTAGTAAGCGACGCGGATATGAGAAAGGAAAGCGGACAAAAGCTATTTGAGTTCTGCCAAAAGAAGTATAACTTTGACGAGATAAATTTAGACCGAAAGTATATTTATAGTAAACTATGCCAGTAATAAAATGCTCAAACGGGAAATATAGAATAGGCTCAGGCGGTTGCGTATATGATACTCAAGAAAAAGCAATGCAAGTTTGGAAGGCTATTCTTGCAGGTGGCAAGTTTGCCGAAAGCTATACGGACTACCCCGAAAGTGCAACTAACAACGCAAAAAGGGCAATAGAATGGGCTGAGAAAAATGGTTGGGGTTCTTGTCTTGAAGCAACTGGCAAAGCAAGGGCAAGACAATTAGCAAATCGTGAGCCAATTAGTAGAGACACGATTGCCCGTATGGCTTCGTTTAAAAGACACCAACAACATAAAGATGTTCCTTATAGCGAAGGTTGTGGCGGTCTTGCCTGGGACGCATGGGGTGGTACGAGCGGAATTGAGTGGAGTATCAATAAGTTAAAAGAAATAGATCAAAAATAATTTGCATAGTTAATTTTTTTAAACAATTATTATTAATCAACGAAGAAAATTAATGGGGAAACTATGCAGAAACACACACAAATTTATTTGCAGGGAATGGGGTATAAAACAACGGACTTCATTCCTTGCGAAGTGTGTGGCTCACAAGCGGTAGATATACATCATATTGAGGCGAGGGGAATGGGTGGCAGTAAAGACAAAGACACGATTGAAAACCTTATGGGACTTTGTAGGAAGTGCCACATAGAATACGGAGACAAGAAACAATATAAAGAGTTTTTAAAAGACATACACGCAAAGAATTATGGCAAAGGGTAACGAGAATAAGAACAAAATTAGCTTTGGCAAACGCAAAAGAGGTTCTGCAAAGAAGTCCTATAATAAGCACACGCCAAGAGAAAAAGCTTATAGAGGACAAGGTAGATGAGAAAACTAAACGCTATATGGCTACTCCTTACGCACAAAGCTTACTTCCTTGCGGTATGTAAGACGGGTAAAAACGGAGATGATATGACCACGATAGGACACTACACCTATGCAATGGCAGAAACCCTAATCAATAAGCACATAGCAGACGTAGACACTTACCTTGACCAAGAAGATGCTTTAGACGAAGCAAACGATATAATAAACGGAATACTATGATACAAAACGTACCAATCAACACAGTAAAAGCAAACCCAAACAATCCCAGGATAATTAAAGACGATAAGTTTGCAAAGCTCGTAAAGTCAATTAATGAGTTCCCACAAATGCTAAACCTTAGACCTATTGTAGTTAATGACGATATGGTTGTGCTTGGTGGCAATATGCGACTAAAGGCTTGTAAAGAAGCAGGACTTAAAGAGATACCAATCATTAAAGCAAGTGAACTAACCGAGCAGCAGCAAAAGGAGTTTATAGTTAAAGACAACGTAGGCTATGGCGAATGGGATTGGAACGACCTTGCTAATAACTGGGATGCAGATCAATTACAAGATTGGGGATTAGATATACCTGGCTTTATGGAATTACCAAGCGAAGATGAATTAACAGAAGAGAGTAAAAATAAACCACCTACAATAAAAATTACATTCGAAACAGTAGAAGATTTACAACAAGCAGAAATAGATATAGTAGAATTAATAGATAGAAAATATCCAAAGGCATTTTTTTCAGTATCAGCAGGAGAATTATGAGATTAGAAAAAGCTTCATATAAGGCTATAAAATATGCTTGTTTGAATTTTCATTATGCAAAAGCAGTACCTACATATTCTATAGGTTATTCTGTTTTCGAAAATGATGTTTGGTGTGGTGTAGTTTTATTTGGCGGTGGCGCATCTGTAAATATGCCAAAAAAATTTAATTTGAATAATGGTCAATATTTAGAATTAAATAGAATGGCATTAAACGGGAAACAATCATCAACCAGTAAAGTTTTGTCAATAGCAATTAAGTTAATTAAAAAAGAATGTTTAACTGTAAAAATGCTATTTAGTTATGCAGATAAAGGACAAAATCATAGCGGAATAATATACCAAGCAACGAATTGGTATTACATTGAAAATATTGAAAGTAGTGGTACAGAATATTTATTAAATGGAATTTGGAAACACGATAGAGGTAGATATAATTGGGGGGTTGATTTCAAAAAATTACCAAAAAGAAAAAAGGCAGGAAAGCATAAATATGTTTTTCCATTAACCAAAAGTTTGGTAACTTTATGTAAATCTTTAAGTTTACCATATCCAAAAAAAGCGGTTGTAGCATAAAAGTAATGCGTTAGTCAATCCAGATTAAAGAAGGCGGGGCAGTACCGACCTTACCGCTCAATAACAAAGAAGTAAATAAGAAGATATGGCTAACGAACATAATTTAAAACCAGTACAAAAAGGAGAGATAAGAAACCCAAACGGCAGACCTCGAAAGTATGTAAGCTTACTCAAAGAGCAGGGATATAAACTTGCAGAGATAAACGATACCATACAAGCTATGATGTCAATGGACTTAGAGGAACTTAAAACAGTATGGGATAACCCAAAGGCAACAATACTTGAAAAAACGATTGCAGCAGCTATGCGTAAAAGCTTAGAGAAGGGCAGCCTTTATAGTTTAGAAACTTTGCTAACCCGTGTTTATGGTAAGCCTAAAGAACAAATGGATATACAAACAGATAACAGGATTGAGATAGTATTTGTAGACGGCAAGACAATACTTTAATGCGGATAGAACTACCTAACGGACATATAAACCAAAAGAAGATACTTGACTGCGAAGCCAGGTACATAGTTGTTATGTGCGGTAGAAGGTTTGGCAAATCCGAGTTAAGCCAAATTAAATGTATTACAACCGCAATCAAAGGCGGTCAGGTTGCTTACATAACCCCTACATATAAATTGGCTAAAGTATTCTTTGAGAAGCTTTGCAATAGCCTTCCCTTTCCTAATAACAAATCGGACTTAAATATTAGCTTCCCGAATGGTGGCAAGGTCGAGTTCTTTACAGGGGAACGCTTGGACAACCTTAGAGGGCGCAAGTTTAACCTGGTAATAGTAGACGAGGCTTCCTTTATACCTAACCTTGAAGACGGGTGGCTAAACTCGATAAGACCTACTTTAACTGACTTTAAGGGAAAGGCTATATTCTTAAGCACCCCTAAAGGCAAAAACTACTTCTTTAGTTTGTTTAGCAAAGCAGAACCCGATTGGCAAAGCTTTAAGTTCACTACATACGATAACCCTTACATAGACCCGAATGAAATAGACGATGCAAGGAAGCAACTGCCAGAGGTTGTGTTTGAGCAGGAGTATATGGCAAACCCTGCGGAGAACGCAGCAAACCCATTTGGTAGCCAATACATTCGTAATTGTATACACCCAGTAACAACAATGCCAGTAGTGGCTTACGGGATTGACCTTGCTAAGTCGGTCGATTGGACTGTAATAGTAGGCTTAGATGAAGACGGGAATGTGGCTTATTTTGACCGCTTTCAAATGGATTGGCACAATACCAAGCAAACTATCCTTAGGCTGCCTAAATGCCCTATCCTTGTCGATAGTACGGGGGTTGGCGACCCTATCCTCGAGGACTTACAAAGAGAAGGTGTAATGATACAAGGCTTAAAGTTTACAAGTTCAAGTAAGCAACAACTTATGGAAGGCTTACAAGCTGCGATACATCAAGGGAAGATAGGCTATCCTGAAGGGATAATAAGCCAAGAACTTGAAGTATTTGAGTATCAATATACGGCAACCGGGGTTAAGTACTCAGCACCTTCAGGCTTCCACGATGATGCCGTAATGGCTTTGGCTTTGGCTTGGCAGAACTTCAGCCTTAAACGTGGCACTGGTAGGTATGCCTTCCTTTAACCGCTTATCCTTGATATTTACCGTTCATCACAATTTTAAAAAAAAGTTTACCCATTTGATTGTTGAATGTGTAAAGGTTGTATATTTGATATATCAATTAACCACAAACACATTTTTTATGCAAAACTTCACTTTAAAATTCGGTAAGTACAAAGGTCAGCAATTTTTAAGTACACCTACTTCTTACCAACAATGGCTA